TTGAATCTGGCAGTATTCTCTGACAGGATAAAGCGATACGGGATCGAGGTAGATGGGAAAGAAGCCAAAATACCGGCCATGGGGGTGTTGGAGGTTGCCATAATGAAGGCACAAGGGGCATATTGATACTTGTGGGAGATGGGCGGATGTGGTATAATGATGATGATGGGGGATGTCCCCGTGATAGGAGAACGAAATGGCCAAGATAGATGTTTTGGTGGATCTGCAGTTCGGCAGTACCGGGAAGGGGGCCTTAGCTGGATATCTCAGTTCGAAGAACCATTATGAAGTGGCGGTGTCGGCTAATATGCCCAATGCCGGCCACACGGCATACAACGACGCCGGGGACAAGTTCGTCCACAAAGTGTTGCCCAGCGGGGTGTTCAGCAGGAACCTTCGGGCCATCGCCATCGGCCCTGGTTCCGTTTTCTCGATCAAGCGGCTGGCGGAGGAGTGGGAGTACTTGAAGGGGCGGATCCCGTCCAGCCCCCGGCTGGTTATCCATGAAGCCGCCGGTATTCTGTCGGAATCCCACAAGGAAATCGAGCAGAAGACCCTGGGGAGGATCGCCAGCACCATGCAGGGGTCCGGAGCCGCCCTGTGCGACAAGATCATGCGAAATCCTGGAGTGATTGCCGGCGACAGGGAGTTCGAGATACGTCATGCGGTGCCAGAAGTCGAGATCGTGAACCAGTGGCAATGGCTGCAAACCTTTTTGTCGTCCGGCGATGCTCTAGTGGAAGGAAGCCAGGGGTACAGTCTTGGAATCTCCAGCGGGTTTTACCCGCACTGCACCAGCAGGGACTGCACCCCCGCCAGGGTGGTGGCCGATGTTTCTCTCCCGATGCATTGGGTCCGCCATGTGTATGGGTCGTGCCGGGTGCACCCGATCAGGGTCGGAAACATCCCCGAGGGGAACAGCGGCGGCTGGTACAAGGATCAGAAGGAAACTTCTTTCGAGGAGTTGGGGGTGCCCCCCGAGAAGACCACGGTAACTGGAAGGGAGCGTAGAATCGCGACGTTCTCCAGGCACCAGATCGAGGAAGCTCTGCTCATGTCCGCCCCCCACAAAGTGTTTGTCAACTTTGCTCAATACAATTACGAGCACACGCGGGAAGCATTGGAAATCATCCACAAGGCTCACCTGGAGCTGTTTGGTAAGCCGGCCACCATAATGATGGGATATGGCCCTTACCCGTCAGACATCATGATGGGATACGGTTCCTGTCCGTCAGATATTTCCGAGGAGGGGCGATGAATTCCCTCCCCTCGATGACTGATGAGGTGGTGGAATGGGTGTCTGGGATATTCCCCGACAGGCGTCCGGTGCACACCACTATAAAAATGGTGGAGGAGGTGTCCGAATTAATGGACGCCGTGTTAACCGGGGGAAGGAACGTAGGGGAAGAGTGTGCCGATGTTTTGATCCTCCTTTTGGACATAGCCCACCTGACAGGGGTGGACCTGCACAGGGAGTTCAAAAACAAAATGGCGGTCAATCGAAACAGGAAATGGGTGAAAAGAAACGGAGCTTTGAAACATGATAACCCCGATTGAAAAGATGTTGGACCTGCAATACGTGCAGAGATGGACCACGGTGGGCACCACCAGAGAAAGCAACGTGGCCACTCATTCTTTCAACGTCGCTGTCATAGCCATGGCTATATACAGGGAGATTTATAACAAGGTCGGTTACACCGAGAGGGATGTTTGCTACTACGCCATCATCCACGACTATTTGGAGGCGTATTCCGGCGATATCTCTACCCCGGTGAAAGAGGCAATGGTGGAGTCCGGGTTCTGCCCAGACAAGTTTGACTACGGAGCCCCCCGAGAAATGTTGCCCGAAAGCGGCATGCCCAAGGCCATTGTTAAAATGGCCGACCTAATCGACAACTGGAATTTCATCAGGCAGCATAACAGCGGTGCCAGGGGCGCGAGGGCGGTGCAATTTGCCAGGGAAAAGCTGCAGGAGGCGATGCAGAATGCCTGCGAAGACCTTCGAGATGCAACAAGAAAAGTGATCGGTAGGATCCTGGAAAGGCCATTTGATGATCCTGAGAAAAGAAGGCAAGCTAAGAGACAAGCTGAAGAAGCTATTCGAATCAGAGAAGAATCTGCCGGTGTCGCTGAGTTGGGTGGAGAGCCCCAATACGTCCCCAGGGATTCCTGACCTATCGTACTGTCACAAGGGGGTTGAGGGGTGGGTCGAACTGAAATGCGGCCCCCTTGTCGAAGTCAGAGCAACTCAGGTGAATTGGTTCGAAGACAGAATAGCCGCAGGAGGGCGGCCCTTGTTTTTGGCCCAATGGGGCACCGATTACATGGTCGTGCCGGGGTCGGCGGCTGGTATGCTTAGAAGGAGCCCTGGCGAGGAAACATGGAGAAAATTAGCAACAACGGTGTGGCACGGGGATATAATTCTCCACAATCTTTTGCGCGTGATGGTCTATCCAGGAGAGGAATATGAAGACTTTTTCAAAAGTATCGAAGGCACGGGAATCGGAGTATGGAAGTTTCAGGGACAACGCATATGTGGCTCAAGAAATGAAGACTCTGAGCAGGAACCCGAGGTTTTCCAGGGTACAACAAGAGGCTCTGGACCAAATCCTGTCGAAGATTTCTAGGCTGGCGTGCGGGAACCCCAACCACCTGGATAGTTGGCTGGACATCGCCAACTATGCCACTTTGGCATACAAGCACACGAAGAAAGGAATGGGCCTGTGAAAGTGACAAAGACATCCCCGTTCTCGGGGGAGCAACACACGTTGGAAGTGAACGTTACGGGGGAAGTCATGGAAAAGTTTAGAAAGGGCGAGATCACGCCTCTCCAGGCGTTCGGCCACCTGTCTGATCCTGAGATACGGTTCCTGACGGACGGGATCACCCCCGAGGAGTGGGAGGAGATGTTCGGAGAAAACCACCACATACAGTACGACCACGAATCTTCACGAGCTTTTTGGTGCGGCTACTTGGCGGTGCTAATTCTGGCAGGGTACCTGTGCTACAGGTACCTCTGGGGGTAGGAACAGATCAACGACTCCATAACCATGGTAGGAGAAAACAGTGAATAGTTCGTACATACCGGGTCCAGGAGACGAGGCCACTTGGGGGCCTCCCACAGGACATCCCCACGACCCCAGGACTGAGATCGAAGAAGAATTTTGGGATGTCTGCGTCGATGATGAGGTGTTCGAGGAGGACGAAGAGGAGGACGAAGACCCCTTGGAGGGCAAATGACGACACCACTGACAGCCCGGAGAGCCACCTGCCAGGAAGGCCACCTGCCCATATTCCCAATTAAAAATGAAGGAGAGTAAAATGACCTGCCCCATACCAGAACCAGCCAACTTGCCAGATTGGCTCAAGACCGTCCTCCAGGGCGCCTTGCCCGAACTCCGGACTCTCCGGTATGACCTGGAAGTCTATCAGCCGAAAAACGTATTTGAGAAGCACGCCGAAAGAATTAGCAAGCTTATCGCCACCCTCAAGGCCACCCTGACTGATCAGACGACTGCCCAAGACAAGAATGAGCCTTATGCCGAGAAAGGGCTGAAAGTGAGCCGGGGTAAGATGGAAACACCGGTTGATGAATGCTTGATGATGATTGAAGATTGCGGAGATCGCGGAGATCGCGGAGATCGCGGAGATCGCGGAGATCGCGGAAGTAAGCCAACCGAACTATTTAAAACTTTACCCTGGAATGTTGGGTTCAGTGACGAAATAGGGGACAGACTCAGCCCCAACGGAAACATACATCCAGATATGGGACGCCATACTGTTATACAGGTTTGGGACTACGATGGAAACCATGTTTGCTGGGCGAAGTCCTCGGACCACGCCGTGCTTATCGTTAACGCAGTTAACCATTTGCACAGGAATAAGCTTTACCGGCAAGCGCTGCCCGGATAAAGCAGCGCACTAACTGGAGAATAGGTATGAAAGTTGAGATTATAGTCATAATGGACCATTCCGGGTCCATGATGAATGTTCGTGAGGAGGCCCTCGGGGGCTTCAATAGCTTCTTATCTGATCAAAAGTCAGTTCCAGGGGAAGCCTCTATGACTTTGGTACTGTTCAACTACAGAGTTACCACCTTGTACGAAGCCTTGCCACTAGAGAACGCTTGTGAGTTGACCGTCTCCACTTACCGGCCAATAGGATTCACAGCCCTATTCGACGCCATAGGCATTACCTTCAACAAGGTGGACAAGAGACTCGAAGGTATGGAGCACAAACCGGACAAAGTAATCGTGGCCATTCTGACCGACGGACGGGAAAACGCCAGCCAGGAGTACACGCAAGAACAGATTGCCGGGATGATCAAATACAAACAGGAGAATTGCTCATGGGAGGTGATATTCCTGGCCGCTAACCAAGATGCCTTCCGTACCGGAGAATCCCTCAACATCAAAGCGAACAATACAGCCAACTACGTGGCGAGCAAGGACGGCACCATAGATGCGTACCGTTTTATAAGCCGGGGCGTTACAGGAATGAGACTTTGACCTACCGGCTCTATCCCATACCTATCAAAACCCGTCTGAAGATGGTGACCGCCAGGGCCGTAAGGCTCTGGCTACTTCCTTTGGAGGCTCTACTTCAGATGCTCTCTGGCCCATACAAATAGGGACCACATGCCGGCGACTCCTGCGGCAATGGCGGCAAAGATCGCCCCCAGGAGCTTGCTGGCCTTCCATAGGGTCACCAGTTCCTTGATAGCCGGTCCAAGGTCTTTGGATTCGGTGATATGTTCTAACAGGGTATCTCGCAGTCCAAGAAGGATACGGTCCTGATTATCCATTCGTTCCTGAAGCGACATATACTCATTGGCCTCAGCCCCTCGCCGTTCTTTTCCATCCCACGCCATTATTATTCCTCACGAGTTATACGACTTGATGATTGCAAAGTTAAGCTGAACCGCTTCGCTCAGCGATCCCCCTGATATGTTTCTCAACGCTATAGAGCACTCTCCGGCGTTGATATACTCCACCTGACTCAGGTACGAACTCAGAGAGGCTCCCGCCCCTATGGCAAGAGCGATCACGTCTGTGGCCTCTATGTAAGAGTTATACATAGTAAATGACACGCTGGTAGCGTCGGCCAGAGCAGCACCGTCCATCACTATAGTTCCGCACTTATGGTCAATGGTAACGCTGGTGGACTTATCCGTAGATTGATATACTATGCCCCCCGCCCCCTCCGTCGGAGTGTACCCTAGTACCGGATAGGACCATGTAACGTTGTAGTCTGTTCCATCAACCTTGGTCAGTACCGTGTCGGCGGAGCCCCCTGAGGGGATGCCTATTACTGTTATTACAGCAGATACGACTTTCTTCCAAAACAGGTACATCCAGTCGTCGAACTTTCCATCCGTCTTGGGAGGGGGAGGAGATACCACAACAGCCATTATCGTCTCCCGGAAACGTACCCAGCCACCCCTGGGGCCGCGTAGGTCCCGCCGACATTGAGTAAGTCAGACAGGGGACGGGCAAAATCAGGGCGATTGGTAATTGACTTTACCAGTTGCTTTTGAATCCAGGGGGTGTATAAGGCCGAAGCTCCTATCAGGGACAAGGGGATGGCTGGTGACGCTATGCCGCTTGCCAGTACTCCGGCAGACATGGCCAGACGTCCGGCAGTGCCGCTGTCATTGTAATGGGACGACATGATAGACTTGGCTGGGCCTGACAGGTCCTGGAGAAACGCTCCGCCTTCGCTAAAAGCCCTTTTGTCCTTCGATACGTCCCCCGCCTTGACGGCTGAATGGAATTGGCTGGGGGTGAACACCCCCTCTGGGGAAGCCACCGACGACGCCGCCCGATCAACGGTTTTCAGAATACGGTACGCGGTGTTGATTTTGGAGAATTCGTCCGCGTATTGTGGGTTAGTGCGCTCCAACAAATCTCGCAACTCGGCATGAAACGCCCTCAAAGCTTCTCCGGCATCCCTTTCATATTTGGAAGACGATTTGGCAAAGCTGGTGGCGTGATCCCTGATGGCGGACATGGCATCCTGCAGGTCGGCCCCGACCAATCTGCCTGCCGGGTCCATCCTGTGGCCAATTTCCCGGTTGATGATATGATTAATTGCGTCCTGCTCCTGTTGCGGCATCTGGGCGATGTGGTTCCTCAGCAGATTGACGTTGGCGTAGAATTGAGTGTCATTGAGGTCAGCGTGAAGGTGCGGAACCAGATTGTCGTAAGCTCTTTGGGCCGTAGTTCTCAGTTGAACGATGCCATCATGGCCAGGACCGATCGCTTTGCCCGGCAACCCAGCCAAGGGGCCGACCATCTCGAGGGCTTTGTTAAGAACAGAAACGTTGAGGTCGGATTCTCCGCGTTTTTGGGCTGCTGTGATGGCATCTCCGAGCCCGAAGAAACTTCTGGCTTTGTCTTCCACTCGTGCAGCCATTCCTCCCAATGCTTGACCGGGGGTCAGCCTTACACCGGCATCGATGAGCTTTCTGACAGAATCGTTCATAGAGGCATTGGGACTGATCGCCCTTCCGGCGGCAGAAACCACAGGAGGCAGGACGCTGCCGACCACTGCTCCTGTGGCTACCTGTTCCCCCTTCTTCTTCCAAAAATCCAGTTCATCCTCACCAGAAACAACGGGGGCCGCAGCCCCGCTGATCGCCCCTGTGGTAGCTCCGCTTGCGACTTTCCCGGCCATTGTCGGAGCCCCGACGACCCTTCCAACCATTCCCAAGGCAAGGTTGGAAGGGCTGAGGACTTCTCCAGCCAGTTGGGCCGCGTCAAATCCTGACCTCCCAGCGGCTGCTCGGGCTGACTGATACTCAGCTTCTTTGGCTGCTATGGCTGGGTCAACCTTGTTCCCCAGACCCAGCGCGTGAGCCCCCAGTTGAATCGCCCCTACAACAGGATTGGCCATGCCCTGCATGACCCCGCCTATGGCTGATCCTCTCAAGTTGCCGTTGGCCCCGAACGTGTCTCTGATCCAGTTGCCGGCCTTCTCTACCATCCCTGGTTCTTCCAACTGGTATCGCGGTTCCTGCAGAGCATCTTCTTCAAGAACGTATCTTCCCACGACTATCTCCTGATCAGTAGGTCTTTGAGAGGGACAGGGTACGAGTCCCCAGGGTAGTTCTTGGTGAGTTGGGAATCGGTAAAGTTCATGCGCCTTCTTGCAGCCTCAGCCTGAGCTTCTCCAGCTAAACGGCGGTAGGTATTGTACGCCGCCTTTTTGTAAGCATCCGAAGGGGCATGACCGGCGCTCTCGAACTCTTTGGCCAGGCTAAGGGCATAGTCCCTGGTCTGCGGGTCTGAGAACATAGACGAGGCGTTTCCGCCGAAAGGCCATCCCTCAATATTCTGCACTCCATGTTGTTGCTCGTGGGTTAGAACCCCTCTTAGCTGGCTAATACTGGGGGCTTGGGCAACTATCTTAGAACTGGTTGGGTAGTACGATCCGTTAAGAGGTACGTAATCCCCCACTGTTGCAGTAATAGGGGACGTAGCCAACTCGGGATATCCACGATACAGGTTGTCGTGAGGATATAGCAACTCAGCCGGTACCTCTTCAGCCTTAGAGAAGCTGTAGTTAGGACGTTCCGTCAAGGGAGTCCTCATAGAGGAGCGGTTGATTACAGGTCTGGCGTCGGAAATTTCCTGAACCACATCTACCCCCGGATGTTCAGTAAACGCGCGAGTCCTGGACCAAATATCGCGGGGGTCAACTCCCTGAGCCTTGAGACGAAGAGCCTCTTCAGCAGCGTCCTTCATCCATGACGGGTGTCTGGGACCTATAAACGTGCCGGCTATAGCCGCCTTACCAATCAGCCCTTTGGCGAGCGCGGCCAGCTTCATACCTGCCCCTGGAGGCAACCACTCCTCAGGAGTAACCTGTCCGAGTCCCGGCTCAGGCTTTCCTGACCTAATGTCCCACCCAGGCTCTGGAGGAGGAGGAGGCGGTAGCTTCCGCAGTACGATTGGATATCGGTTAACCGCGTCAGCGTTCAGCTGTAAAAGGTCAAGAAGCGTTGGCATTATAAGGGCACCCATCTTCCCCCTACAGCTTTTAGGCGCTGTCCGGTGTGAAAATCGCGGATAGTCCGACCTTCAAGCCCTGTAGGGTCTGGCAGAGTATCAGAACTCGTTTTTCTCGCGGATTCCGCTGTACTAGGGGCTATCGGTTTCGACTCTACCGGCGGAGGGCTTGGAGAAGGCGGTACAGAATCCTCCAACATCTTTCCATACACGCTTCGGTAGTGGTTGGAGAGTCTTTGCTTGCTGGCCTCTGTGGCCTTTACCAAATTAGCAATCTCAGCCCTGACCTGAGCAGCCGATTGAGCCTTGTCCAGATTCGCCAGTTGGTCCTGGAGAATCTTGTGCTCGAACTCAGTCACCGCCCCCAGCCCGCTGGAACCGTTCTTTCCGGCGGCCTTCAGGTCGTTGAGGGCCGAGAACCCGGCCACGTCCTTGAGTCGCTGAATCAGCCCCTTGGCGTCCGCTGCCTCGCTGCCTGGCATGTTTGGTATGACCCCGCGCAGCCCGTAGTTACCTTCCAGCCCCGGAGAGTTCAAAACATGATTAGCCACCCTAAGCAGATTATCTATTGCTGCTG